TGCCATAAGCCATTCGGCTGAGGGTACGCCTTTGCATGTGAAGGTGGGTATTTAGTTTTATGTATCTTGATTCAGGTAGATCAATAGTGGAAACTAATCCGCCACGTTTTCGTGACATGCGTTCACAATGTTTTGTTCAATTTTCAAGAATCAATGGCTCAATTTTCATGTCAGCATATCGTGATTCGGATGGTGAAGCCGTATATATTTCAATGACTGATTATGAAGTTAACCGCATGATTGAACATCTTCAAAAATTACTCGATGAAAAATAATGGCTATTCATATTCACGGGCATGGTTTGACTATGCATTTGAACACCCGGAGCAGGTCACTGCTTCCCATGGTATTTTGTACCTATGGCTTGTTGAGATAAACAATCGTTTGGGTTGGGTAGATATATTCCAAATCACAGCCAGCGAATGCATGCAAGGAATGGGATGCAAAAGCTACAACACCTATAAGAAGTGTTTTGACCAATTGATTGAATGGGGCTTTGTTAAGGTGGTAAAGAAGGCAGTCAATCAACATCAATGCAATATAGTTGCCCTATCAAAATTTGACAAAGCAAGTAACAAAGCACTTGACAAAGCATTGATGAAGCACTTGACAAAGCAAAGTGAAAGCACATTACAAAGCAATGTTGAAAGCAACTGCGACATTCATAAACAAGTAAACAATAAACAACAAACCATAAACCATAAGCGTAGTGTTTTCACACCACCATCCGAAAATGATATTTATAATTTTATGGGTGAGTTGAATATGAAATCGGGTGGTAAGTGGAGCGAAATGAAGATTGTTGCAGAAAGCAAAAATTGTTTTGACCACTACACAAGCACCGGGTGGAAAACATCGGGTGGCGCAAAAATCGTTTCATGGGAATCGACTGTCCGCAAATGGATGAACAATGCATTTAAATTTGACCAAAATAAAAAACCAAATCAAAATGAACGAGAGAAAAGAAATAACGACCTTGAACAATTCCGCAAGCAGTACCGAAGCAGCCTTGCATCAAGTTTTGGCATCCAAGACATCCCCAGCACTGAGTGAGATTCGAAAAGCTAAAGGTGAACAGGCAGCACTGGGTGTGTTGGTTGCATTGATGGATGAGTGCCAACAGTACTTTAACCTTCAGCAGCCTATGAATCCACAGCAGCTTATGCTTACAGCTGAACTAATCATGGAAGAATACTATTACCTGCGCATAGAAGAATTCCGTATCTGCTTCCGAATGGCAATGAAAGGTGAGTATGGACCGATTTACAACCGTATTGATGGGCAAGTATTCTTTGAGTGGATTCGAAAATATTTTACTAAACGCGATGCAGTAACAACACGAATGCTTAAGGATCAGCAGACCAACAACAACATCTACGAAATGTTCCAGCATCCGCAAATTATGGATGCGATGCAACAGGCAGCAGATAAGTTAAGCATCAAAGAAGAACCGGTGCGCGAAGTCAAAAGGGAAAAACCACCGCAGATTGAGATTGCACTCATGCGCGAATACGATGCGCTGCCGCAATGGGATAACGACATGCGCTTCCGCGTGTACAAAAACAAGCCGTATCAGTTTACCGAATACAGGCAGGAACGTTACAGGGAATTAATCGAAACGCAAAATGAATACTGATATGCAATACGATCAACAGAAACATGTAGACATGCTACGTCAAATGCAGTACAATCAACAGAAAGAAGTCGAGCTGCTACGCAAGTTGTTCTTGCTAACAGCTAAGCGAAGTATGCGACCAGCGATGAGTGATAACATGGCAATGCGTCTTATCTTTGAGGAATTACATTTGCTAACTGATAAAGACGAATACAAGCTATGACTATCGGTGAACTGTGGGATGCATTAGCACAATACCCGGATGAAACAGAAGTGTACATCGGGTATATTGATGGGCACAGCATCCAGCAACTGAACTTTGATGTAGTAATAACAACAGAGTTTGGAGGCAAGAAGACAGTATCACTGATGTACGAAGACATCAACATCATAAATAATTAAATACAATGAGCAATTACCAAATGCAAGAAGGGCAGTTCACCCTATTTAAGAACAACAAGACAACCAATAACGCACCTGAATACACAGGTGAAATCATGGTGAATGGAAAGAAGATGCGACTGGCTGCATGGGTTAAGGAAGGAAAGAACGGCAAATTCTTTAGTGGCAAGATGAGTGAACCGATTGTAAAACGTGACGAACAACAAGACGAATCATCAGGAGATTTACCATTCTAATGAACCTGCCTATCCTACCTGAAGACAAAGCTAACCATGCGCTGTATGGCTTAGTCATTTATGCACTTTCTGCATCTTTGTTCGCTCCACCTTTTGCGATGGTGGCTGTGTTTGCCTGCGCGATAAGCAAAGAATTGTACGATTCTGTGCTTAAGGAAAAAGCGTTTAGCAATGCAGACATGATAGCCACGCTATGCGGTGGATTAGTGGGAATGTACATCGGTTTGTTTACATGATAGAATACCTGCCTAAACAGAAGGAAGCATTGCGCGTGCTGGGTAACTCACACCCGGCACGTGTTGTGCTCTTCGGAGGAGCTGCAGGTGGATCAAAATCTTTTATCGGTTGTGCATGGCAGATAAGCCGCAGGTTTAAATATCCGGGCACACGTGGGTTAATAGGTCGGAGTAAATTAGATACATTAAAAAAGACCACGTTAAAGACATTCTTTGAAGTAGCGCACATGTTTGGTCTTGCGCCAAATGAACACTACACCATTAATAATCAAACGCACGTAATTACATTCAGCAACGGAAGCGAGATAATACTAAAAGACTTGTTTGCCTATCCAAGTGATCCTGAATTTCACTCATTAGGTGGTTTGGAATTGACAGATGCGTATGTGGATGAAGCTGCGCAGGTAAGTAAACGAGCAATAGACATTCTTCAGTCGCGCATTCGTTTTAAGCTACGCGAATATGACCTGCCACCAAAGATGCTACTCACATGCAATCCTTCCAAAGGTTGGCTTTATAATGAATTCTATGCACCACACAAAGCAGATAGTTTAGCACAGCACCTTGCATTCATTCCTTCTTTGCCTACCGACAATCCGCATCTACCTGAAAGCTACATCGAAACTTTGGAACGTTTGCCCGAAATAGACAGGCGAAGGTTGTTGTATGGAGATTGGGAGTACGATGAAAGCGTAGACAACCTATACCAGTACGATGATTTGGTGCGCTGCTTCCGGGATGAAGAAGCAAAAGGTGAAAAGTACATTAGTGCCGACATCGCGCGACTTGGAAAAGATAGAAGTGTTATTTGCGTGTGGCATGGATTGCACCTTATCGAGATTCACGAACTACGAAAGCAACCTATCACAACAGTAGTCACAACCATTCGCCAGCTATGTGATAGGCACAGCATCAAACTTAGCAATGTGATCTGCGATGAAGATGGGGTTGGAGGGGGTGCGGTCGATGCGCTCCGTTGCAGGGGCTTCCTTAACGGTGGACGTGCTAAGCAAGCAGATAAGTTTACCAACCAAAAAGCAGAATGTTACTTTAAGCTTGCAGAATTAATTGAGCAGAATAAAGTTATTTTCAAAGTCAATCAGTTTCGTGATGTGATTGTGCAGGAACTGGACATGATACGCAGGCGGCAACCGGAAGCAGACGGAAAGTTAGCCGTAATCAGTAAAGATGAAATTGCCCGGATGCATGGCAAGTCACCTGACTACGCAGATGCCATAATGATGCGCATGTACTTTGAATTGTTTCCGAATTACGGCAGCTATTCGTGGGCATAGCCCCTCTCAATTTTAACAATTTTTAACTTGCGTGTGTAATTACTTACACTACATTTGTCGCATCAATTAAAAACAAAACACATGAAAACAGCATCTAAAATCATTCGCTACATTATCGCAGCAATTATTCTTTACGCAGTGCTTAGCTACTGCCAAGAAATAAACGATTGCCTAATGAAATACTAATCAATAAACAATAGCAACATGAACTCATTTCACAAAGACAACTTAGAAGCATTGCAGAAGTTCCAGCAAATGCTGAATGCAGAACCTGACCAAGCAGGTATTGAATCCACACCGGATAAGAAAGCACGTACGCTGGTTATTAGCCACGTTGAAACCACGTTAGATGAATTATTCTTCGGACATTGGAGAACAGAAAATTTCAAATGGGCAGTATTAGCTAACGAAGTGCAGGCATCCATTGACTTGGTAGTGATTCACCCTATTAGTGGTTACGAAATACGCAGAGTAGGTGCAGCTTCAGTTATCATTATGGTAGATCGCGTGCCTGATGGTGTGACCGGTACTGAACGCAATAGATGGGCATTGAATCCCGATAATAAAAAAGCGAATGCTATGGACTTGGCTTTTGGTAAACTCAAAGCAGAGTGCCTTAAAAACGCTGCGCTGTCATTAGGTAAGGTATTCGGGCGTGACGTTAATCGCGTGAATAAAGACACATACAAGCCATTTAAATTGAAAGGTGCGCTTGGTCGTGGGCATGAACAGGATGTAGCGTATGTGCGCGAACTAATCCAGCAGGCAACCGACCTAACACAGCTGCATAAAATCTTCAAAGCATGCAGCCCTGAAGTATTAGCCGAAGTAGGCGATGAACTGAATGCCAAGAAAGAGCAGTACGGTATTACCGAATAAATGTTAAAAATGATAGCAAGTGGTTACAGATTGTAACCATTTGCTATTTTTACCCCATCAATCAATAACAACATGAACAACACACTATTTAGAGCATCGCAGCTTGGTAAGCTTATGACCGATGCACGCACGAAATCAGGTTTATCCGAAACGACTAAGAGCGCATTGCTCGAAGTCTACGTTCAACAGAAGTACAACCGGTACAAAGAAATCAGTAACAAGTACATTGAAAAAGGTTTAGCTGTTGAGAATGATGCCATCGATATGTGGCGCAGGCATCGTGGTGAAATCGTATTCAAGAATGAAGAAATGTTTACCAATGACTTCATCAAAGGCACGCCCGATTTGCTTATCAAAGATGAAGCAGGTGCAGTAATCAATGTGCCCGATATTAAATCAAGTTGGGATATTCATACCTTTATGGATGCAAAGACCAACGACATCAGCAAAGACTACTACTGGCAAGGGCAAGCCTATTGCTGGTTAACAGGTGCACCACGTGCCACATTCTGCTACGTGTTAGTTAGCGCACCGATTGAAATGATTAACGATGAAAAGTACAGATTATCGCGCAGGCTTAATCTTATTGATCCACAAGGTGACCCTACCTTCATCAAAAAAGCAAAGAGCATTGAACGCAACATGATATACGACATGCCACGTTTCATGCGCGAATATCCGGATGCAAATCTTGAAACGCCACAGGACGAATGGGCGTTTGATATACCCATCGCTGAACGCATCCATGAAAAGGTAGTGGAGTTTGATGCGGATGCAATCGCAAAGCTTCAGGAGCGTGTACCAATGTGGCGTGAATATCTTAATACCTTAGCACTATGAGTAAATTCACAACAGAACAATTATGGGATATGCTTTTTCCAACCTTAGAAAAAGGAGATCCACAACTAAAAAAATTATTGTTTAAAACCATCATGACAAACGAAACAGATTTTCGAAATCACGCTGAACATGAAATAGAGCGATTGAGTGGACTTAAGATAAATGAGGTTTATGATAAACTGATGCGAGGCGAAAAAGTTATGGTAACAAATGATATACAGGCAAACTAAAAAATAAGCCATGAGTACCGACCAACTCAAAGACCACGTGCGCAATTCAATGCAGCACTACTACAACAAAGAGCAAGTAATCGAATTAATCAACAAGCTAAACAATGAAAGCAAAAGACAAAGCATGGCAACTGTACTCGAACTATTTTGATATAGTCGAAGCTGGTGATCAACATGGAGATTTAGCATTGATGCACATGCGTGCCATTAACGCTGCGCTGTATTGCGTAGATGAAGCATTAACAAACGCACCCAGCGACATCATGCAAGACTTTGATGGCACCGGTGAATTCTATTCAGTCAAAGCATACTACCACCATGTCAAAAACGAAATACTGAAAATGAATGGCAGCAAAGAAAATGCGCTCAATAGACGAGCTGAAAGCAGAGCGAACTAACCTGCTGCAGATATTTGTCACAGCTAAAACACGCTACGTAAAAGACAACCTGCACCACAAAATCAAATCAGTAAACAAAGAACTGTATACACTAACCAAAGAAATAAAATATCTATGAGCGATAAAAAAGAAACAGCAATGCGTAGACTAAGCAAAGCCTTACGCAAAAGGTTTCAAGGACCATCCGTAAACATATCATGGATTGAACTGGATGCATTCATGATGAAAGCCCAAACATGGGAATTAGAAAACATACTGAATTCCTACAACGAAGGTTACACCGATTGTAAAAATGGACTACCAAACAAAGCAGAAAATGAAAGCAACACTAACGTTTAATCTACCCGAAGAACAAGTAGAATACAACTACACCCTTAACGCTGCCCGGTATAAGGATGCGCTTAAAGACATCATGGAATTGATGCGCAGAGAATACAAGTACGGTGAACACGTTGAAGAAGTAAGTGATAAGATTGCAGATTTGTACGATAGGTTTATAGAAATGACAGAAGGGCTGCTGGATGAATAGGTTTCTAATCCTTAGCAGTGGGCGCATCATTGCTGCACCTTGCGATAGCCTTGCTTCCAAAGAAACCTACCCAGTGCCTCACCTTCAGCATCCACCTTTTCCTCACTCCACTCCGGCTGGATGTGATGAAGATATTCGTGAATGAGAACAATCATGTAGCGCATAGGCGGTAACGTTGGGTCTATCTCAATAACGTTATCGCAGTACAATCCATCCGCACGTTCTCTTCCCAACTTTCGATGGATAACTTTTGGATGTTGCTTGCGTTTCATGTTTATATTTGCCGCGTTTGTGTACTATTGTTAATGTTTTTGTTATTTGATTGAAGAATGCCCTGCAACGGTGGGGCATTTTTCTTTTACCGAATCTTGCCGTTTACTATACGGTAATTGCTCACTTCAAATTCGCCAGTATCTAATACACGCACATGTGCAAAGCCATGATGGTGTTTGTTGATAGGCATGTAATCAGGATGCAATTCACACAAACACGCAACACTCCAGCAGGTTGTTATCTTGCCATTGATGTTTGGCTCGGTGTGTTCGCTTGCCTGATGGTGATGACCACACAATGCGCTGTCTTTTGCACGTAGGAACAAACCACGCGCGATGTTTACCGGGCTGAATACAGATGCACCCAATTCATGACCATGTAAAATAGTAAGCTTGCCTGCATGAATAATCTGCTTATCCGGAATAAAAGTGATGTTTAACTCATCAAGCTTCATCAATGATTCAAAATTGAACTCATCCATGCCAAGCAAATCAGGTGCATTGCGCATGATGTAGTGGTCATAGCGCACATCATGGTTGCCACACTTGTAATAGATAGCAGCATTCGGGAATAGCTTGCGTAATGTTTGCAAGAATTGTCTTGTCATTAAGACTTCATGCCCAAAGTTCCGTTTGCGTGGATCCTTTTCAAAGCGACTGATAGCATAGAAGTCTATAATATCACCATTGAGCAGAATAGTATTGACATCGTTGTCAAGTCCATACTTCAGTGCCAGCGTCAATGCCTGAATGTTGTGGTACGGCACGTGAATATCCGACAGCAGCAGAATGTTGTTGTGGTTTGTGGGTAGCTTGAAAGGTTTGTAGTTTGCTTCCTGCGATGGCGGCAGATCAAGTGGATTCGCTTCTTGTGGAATCAACTCATTGACCATATTGGTAAAGTCACCGATATGGTTATCCAACTTTTGAAGCTGTGGAGTCGGTTTGACAGGTTGGATAGAAAGCTTATCTACATACCTGCGATAGGTTTTCTCTAATGAATTGACCGTAATATCTAAGCCATACTTTTTTATCAGATCGCGAACACGTGGTAAAAGTGGTCCTGTTCCATCATGTAATTCACGATGTAGCTTTTCGCGGTCTATTGTATGCATAGTATTACTTATTAGCTTTCAAGTAGCCATTCAGTTCAGCAAGGTGCGAACTAATCATGGCAATCTGCGTTTGTATCGCATCAATCTTCCCTTCCAACTTATCATTCTTACTATTCAATTCGGCTTTCTG